GCTATTACTGTGAATGGGACGAAGATGTGCTATTTGTGTTTGCTAAGCGAATAGGTGTGGGTGCAAATAGTGTGTCTGAAATATTAGATACTTCTCTAAAGAAGGGTATGTTCAACAAAGATATGTACGAAAAGTACAGCATATTAACCTCCGAAGGTATTCAACAAAGATATGTTGAAGCTAAAAGAGGTGGCTATGAAAGAATTTGTAAGAAATACCTTTTAATTAGTGTACCCAAAACAGAGGAAAATGGTTTAGAAACAGGAGTTAATGCAACAAAAACCGATGTTAATGTTACAGCAAGTACACAAAGAAAAGAAAATAAAATTAAAGAAAACAAAATTAAACCAAACCAAACAAAAGAATCGGAACTGTTTGAAAAGGTGTGGAGTGTGTATCCTAAGAAATTAAAAAAACAGGAAGCTTTAGAAGAATTTTGTTCTTTGGATGTGTCAGCTGAATTAGCCGATGTAATGATTAACTCTATAAAGAAGCAGAGAGAACAAGAAAGTTGGAAAATAGAAGGTGGCAGATATGTACCATTCTTAGTCAACTGGCTTAAAAATAAAAGGTGGGAGGACGAGATAAACGACAAAGGTTACATAATACGGAAAGGTACAGATAGCTTTAATAATTTCACACAAAAAATTTATAGTGACGAATTTATAAAAGAGAGATTAAGAGCTAAAGGACAAACTTGTATATAAATAAGAAAGGAATATTGTTTTTTATGAAACTAAAGTGTGATATATGTGGCAAGAAATACAAAGCATACGGAAGATACAGAAGCAAAGAAAGGCATTTGTGTCAGGCTTGCAAAGAGAGAAGAAGAGCTTTTATAAATAGGCTTAAAATAAATATACACTACGAAGGAGATAAAAACAGAGATGATAGATATATTTATTCCAGGGAAGCCGATTGGTAAGGGCAGACCTCGGGTGTGTAGAAAAGTTACATATACACCAAAGCCGACAAAGGATTATGAAAAACTTGTAAGGCAATGCTATATCGCTAAATATGCCGACAAACAGCCTATACCAGCCAAAATACCATTAAAGGTATCTATTATTGCCAATTATCCAATTACCCAAAGTATGCCTAAAAAACAAGTGAAAATAATTGAAAATGGTGGAGCATTTACAGTACGACCAACTAAAAAACCTGATGCAGACAACATAAGCAAAATAATATTAGATGCTTTAAATGGTCTTGCTTACTACGACGATAATCAAGTCGTTACACTGCGTATTGATAAATGTTATGCTAAAGATGAGAGTCAGGTTGGGGTATATGTTAAGATTGATGAAATTTAGTAGAAAATACAAGGAGGAAACAAATGAAAATAGAGATAGATAAATTGCCGAACATAAGACAAATTGTGTTTAGAGCAGAACCGAGTGATAAATTTTATAGCAATTGTATGTGGGGTGTAGTTAACCTTGATTTAAAAAACGGTATAATGTCTGCTTGCACGGACTGTGGCAATTATGCTTACAGATGGCCCGAAAAAGGAAAAGAGTTTCTTGAGTTAATGCGAACTGTCGATGTAGAGTATTTGTTATCAAAAATTTCATTGTTAAAATTTGACTATGAGCGAACAGTCTTAGAAGTTTTAGATTATTTCGATAAATATGATAACGAAAATTATTCAAAAGCAGTAAGTTTTTTTGATACGATTGAAGGCACATTTGTAACCAGACGTTTTGATTTTTATGATGTAATTGATAGATATGATGATGAAGGTTTGTTTGCTGATTTAGATTTAGGTATAGATGATTTTATATGTTACAACTATCCAAGTAAAGCGAAAACATTTGCAGAGCTGTTTGTTAAGTATGTGCAACCTAAAATAGAAGTTTGAAAATGGGAGGTAATGACAATAACGGGTTCGACTTGACGTGTGTAGAGTTTGAGAATACATACCCTGATAAAGCAATAGAAATTGTGCAAAAATGATTGTAAAAAATGTTGGAATAAGCCTTATACAGAGGGTGGGTTCTGAGTTTGAACCTGTCGGAATTTCCGACAAGTAAAAAGCCCTCCGGCAAGCAAACCAAAGGGCAACCTAGATAAGTACAAAAATATTATAAGTGGGTTGCTTAGGTTTGTCAAGGAGGGCTTTTATGACATTAAAAGAATTAAATCAATTATATTATCTCAGCGTAGAAATAGCACATTTGAAAAAAGAAATAGAAAAAAAAGAAAATCAATCTGATATAAGGGCACAAGTTATAACAGGGATGCCATTTGGTGGAAAATTAAGTGACCCTACAGGAGAAAGAGGGACAGAGTTGTCAGACAATAAAATGCTATTAAATTTGGCTTTAATTAAAGCGGAGATAGAGAAAAATAAAATAGAGCGATATATTTCTCAAATTGATGATTCAGAAATGCGTACAATAATTAGATTGAGATGTATAGAATTTAGAACCTGGGAGCAAATAGGAGCAGAACTGCATATGCACAGAACTACAGCAAAGCGAAAAATTTCTAATTATATTAAAAATGCACACAATGCACATTGAGTATGTGTTATTATGTTAGGGTAGAAAAAGTTAAAAAACTTATTAAAAAAAGCACTTTAACTAGGTGGCTACGGCTACTATTGGTTACTGTGCTTTTTTGTTTATAAAAAATGCTAGGAGGTGGCATTAATGAACTTATGTGATGAAAGGCAGGTGTTTTGATGAATCATAGCAAATTAGCAATTGAAGTTGTTGCAACATTGATAAGTGAAAAAACAAGCATCAATCAAAAAATAGCTGCAACAATACTGATGAAAATTCTTTTTACAGATGAAGAAAGAAAAATGATTCTTGAAGACCCTGACTTATATCCTTTTAGCAGGAATGATTCAAGGGTCAGAACATGGACGAAACAAATCATTTCAAAAGGTAAATGTGAAAAATGCGGTGCAACTGAAAACCTTGAAGCACATCATATCATTAAATGGGCAGATTATCCAAAAGGAAGAGTTGATTTAAAAAATGGAATGTGTCTTTGTCGTAAATGTCATACAGAAGAACACAAGAATGACCAGTCATATTTTATGATGAAGTCAAAAGAAAGTAGGTGTTCAGCGTGACGCCAAGACAAGAAAAGTTTTGCCTTGAATATGCTGCATCAGGTAACGCGTACCACTCAGCACTTAATGCAGGATATAGTGAAAACTATGCAAAAGGCAATGTCAGCAAATTGTTGGAAAATGAGAGTGTAAAAAAACGATTGCAGGAACTGAAAGAAAAAGCGGAATCTGAAAAGATTGCTGATATTAAAGAAATGCAAGAAAAACTGACTGCAATCATTAGACAAGATACAACAGAAGATGTGATTGTGGTTGAAGGTACAGGCGATGGTTGTTCTGTAGCGAGAATTATGCAAAAGAAACCTTCTTTCAAAGAAGTTGTCAGTGCAATCAATACGCTCGGAAAGATGCAGGGGGCATTCGCTGATAATATCAATTTATCACTTGAACCAGTTATGATTGTGAATGACCTGAAAGAATAATAGGTGATGTCATGAAGGTATCATTGCAGGAAGCAGTTGGTAAGGGTTACAAAGACTTTTGGAATTTCACGGGGAGATACAGGGTCTGCAAAGGCTCACGAGCAAGTAAAAAATCTAAGACGACAGCACTTAATTTTATTTATAGGATAATGAAGTACCCTCAAGCCAATTTGCTTGTTGTAAGAAAAGTATTCGGTACTTTAAAAGATAGTTGCTATACAGAGCTTAAATGGGCTATTCACAGATTTGGTGTGGATAGCCTTTTTGATTGCAAAATGTCGCCCTTGGAGATTACTTATAAGCCAACAGGTCAAAAAATATATTTCAGAGGACTTGATGACCCACTTAAAATTACTTCTATAACAGTAGATGTGGGTTGTTTATGTTGGCTCTGGATAGAGGAAGCATATGAAATTGATTCAGAAGATGACTTTAATATGCTTGACGAAAGTATACGAGGTGTAACACCTCCAGGATTGTTTAAGCAGATTACTATTACATTAAACCCTTGGAATGAGCATCACTGGATAAAGGCTAGGTTCTTTGATGTTATAGATAGCAACATAATGGCAAAGTCTACAAATTATATGTGCAACGAATGGCTTGACGAAAGCGATTTAAAAGTGTTTGAGGATATGAAAAAGAATAACCCTCGTCGTTATCAAGTTGCCGGTCTGGGGAATTGGGGTATTACAGATGGTTTGGTCTATGAGAATTGGCAGGAAAGGTTGTTTACTGTTGAGGAAGTTACGAAAATGCCAGGGATTGAAAGTACATTTGGTTTGGATTTTGGTTATACCAACGACCCAACAGCCTTATTCTGTGGGCTTATAGATGTTAAAGGTAAAGTTTTGTATGTGTTTGATGAGATATACGAAAGAGGGCTTAGTAATGAAAAAATAGCCGAAAAGATAAGAGAAAAGGGCTATAGTAAAGAAATTATTACGGCTGATTCTTCCGAACCAAAATCTATAGACAGGCTTAGGGAATTAAGTATAAGGCGTATTAAGCCGGCAAGAAAAGGTAAAGACAGCGTAAATAATGGCATTGACTTTTTGCAAGGCTTTGAAATATTGATACATCCTAAATGCCAAAATTTCATAAAAGAGATTGGGTCGTACTGTTGGGATAAAAACAAAGAAGGTAAGAGTATAAATGTTCCTGTCGACACAAATAACCACTTAATGGACGCTATGCGATATGCTGTAGAGGGTTACACAAGAGGTAGGACATTTAGTTTTGAATAGAGGTGATAAAGATTGTTTGATTTTCAGTTTCCGGGGTGGCTGACCCCGTACATGAATGACATTATCCGTAAAGGAGCAGAAAGCAGATTAACGGATATGGACTATGTGTCTAGGGAGATAACTCGTTTTTTATCCAGTCCACGCCGAGCCGATATGCTAACAGGCAATAGGTACTATACAGGTGTACACGATATATTGCACTACAAGAAAATGGCTATTGGAGAGGGTGGAGAGCTTGCACCTGTAACTAATCTGCCAAACGACAGACTTGTTAATAACCAATACGGAAAGCTGGTAGACCAAAAAGTCAATTATTTGCTAGGAAAAGAAATATTGTTTAATACTCAAGACAATATTTATTCAGATATTTTGAACAATAAAATATTTAATGCTGACTTTGACAGACTTATACAAGAAGTTGGCGAGGATAGTCTAAATTGTGGTATTGGTTGGCTGTATGTGGGATATGACGAATTTGGCAATTTGAGTATGCAAAGACTAAAACCTTGGCAGGTTATTCCTTGTTGGGCAGATGAGGAGCATACGATATTAGACTATGCTATAAGAATTTACCCTGTTGTTTACTACGAGGGTAAAAATGAAAAGGAAGTTTTAAAAATTGAAATATATGAAGAAAAAGGCATTACCAAACTTTTAAAAGACGGGGGAAAGATTTACCCTGACGGCACAGATTGGCAGGTGCCTTATTTTTATAGCAATAAACAGCCTTTAGGGTGGGACAAGATACCTCTTATACCTTTTAGGGCTAACAGAAATGAATTACCTTTACTAAAAAGAGTTAAGAGCTTGCAAGATGCACTTAATCTTATGCTTAGCAATTACACTAACGGTATGCAAGAAGACCCTAGAAACACTATATTGGTTTTAAAGAACTATGACGGAGAAAATTTAGGAGAATTTAGACAGAATTTGTCTACTTACGGTGCTGTTAAGGTGCGAACTGCTGATGGTTCGCAAGGTGGGGTTGAAACACTATCTATACAGGTAAATGCTGAAAATTACAAGGTTATTATTGATTTGCTCAAAAAGGCAATAATTGAAAATGCAATGGGATACGATGCTAAAGACGATAGGTTAAGTGGTAATGCAAACCAAATGAACATACAAAGTATGTATTCAGACATTGACCTTGACGCTAATAAAATGGAAACAGAATACAAGGCATCTTTACAGAGGTTATTGTGGTTTGTTAACGCTTATTTATCCCAGACAGGTCAGGGGAATTTTGATGAAGATGTTGAGATTGTGTTTAACCGTGATGTGCTTATAAATGAGGGTGAGGCAATAGATAACTGCGTTAAGTCTTTAAATGTATTGAGCAAAGAAACAGTTGTTAAAAACCACCCTTGGATTAATGATGTAAATGCTGAAATGGAGCTTATCAATAAGCAAAATGAAGATGAATACAGTATAAGCCTTGAAGGCATAAAGGCTGGTGGGGACACAGATGGCAACAAATAATAATTACTGGAAAGAAAGAGCCCTTGAAGTTGAAAATAACTCTAGGTCTACCGCCGAAATAGGAAGAAAAGAAATTGAAAAGATTTTTGCTGTTACTTATTCTAGGCTAAAAAAAGAAATAAATTACTGGTGGCATAGATTTGCGGTAAATAACAGCCTTACGCTTAGCGAAGCAAAAAAGTTAATGAAATCAAAAGAATTAGAAGAGCTTGACTGGGATGTCGAGGAATATATTAAAAAAGGCATTGAAGCGGCTATAGTAACATTGCCTGAAGTAGATAAACAGCTTGAAAATGCTAGTGCTAAGGTTCATATTAACAGGTTAACAGCTTTAAAATTACAAGTTCTTGTTATTGCAAATGAGATGTTTAACGATGTTAATAAGACCGTAAAAGATTGTATGCGAAAAGTGTATGAAGATGCTTATTACACAACAGCCTATAATATCCAAAATGGTATTGGTGTTTATTCTGATTTTAACAGAATAAATGATAGGGTTCTTGAACAAGTTCTACAAAGGCCTTGGGCAGAAGATGGCAGCAACTTTTCTGAGAGAATATGGGGAAAACAACGCCCTAAGTTAGTAAATAAAATCCATAAAGACCTTGTAGATTGCGTTAGTAGGGGCAGAAATCCAAACGAATATACAGAAGAACTTGCTAAGGAATTTAAGGTAGGTCTTAATCAGGCAAATAATCTTATAGTAACCGAATACAATTATTTTAACGAAAGAGCTACACAAGATTGCATGAAAGAGTTAGATGTAGAAGAATATGAAATATTAGGAACTCTTGACGGTGCTACTTGTGCTACCTGTGGTGGCTTGGACGGTAAGCATTATCTCCTTAAAGATGCAGTAATCGGCATTAACTCTCCACCGTTTCATCCTCGTTGCAGGTGTACAACTATTCCTTATTTTAATGATGAATTTACTCAAGGCGAGGAAAGAGCTTACAGGGGTGAGGATGGGAAAACTCACTATACTAAGGCTAAAACATATGAGGAATGGAAAAGGAAATTTGTTAAGGAGAAAGGTCAAGACGCTTGGGATTTATATGAGAAAAACGCTAAGAATGAAAAAGTCAATAAATTTGCTGGCGAAAAATATGCAAGTGCTGGAGAGAATAGGTTTACAAGTAAAAGCAATAGTGATACAATAAAGTCAATAGATGTTGATGATTTTGAATTATTTGCTTCTAGCAAGAGCAATAACATTTTACCGGAAGTGTCAAAAGTTATTACAGACACCATTAAAGAGTTTGAAAATCAAGGTGGAATGTACATATCAGAGGCACATTTTGGAGAATTTTACGATGCTGAAACTGGAAAGCCTGCATTATTTCAAGTCTTTCCAAATGCCTATGGTCTTACAGAGCTGAATGTCAATAGTAAGATTTTGGGAGGAAAAACACTTGATGAAATAAATGAACTAATAAAGAATACCCCAGTTAATATAGCAAATAGCTTAGAGGAAGCGGTTGTTCACGAATGTGGACACGCAAAAGCCTATTATCAAAAGGCAGCTAGTGAAATTGAAGAAATGAATAAAACTATAAAGAATAAAGGGGTTAAAGAAATAAGCAAAATTGCAGGAAAAGATGGAGCTGAATGTATTGCAGAAGTTGAAGTGCTTTTATACAGAGGAGAGGAAGTTCCTGAAAAGGCAATGGAATTGTATAATGAATGGACAAGGGGGAAAAGTAAATGATAGTTGGTATACCTTGTGGAAACTGTAAACATATACGACCTAATAAAGATGGTTGGCAATGTGTTTGTGACGCTTTCCCTGATGGCATTCCTGATGATAACTTATTCTACAAAAGCGAAACAGAACTGTTGGAGATGAAAGTCTGTAACAATGGTATAGGCTATGAGCCAGCAGGGAGAATTTGGAAGTAATTCAGGGGTGCTTTTTTGATGTAAAAATAATGGGGTAGCAAAATGCGACCCCATAAATAAAAGTTACCAGCAAATTAAAAAAAACACAATAAACAAGAGCAATAGGACAGTTTTAGACTGTCCTATTTTTGTTGCTTGGCAAGTTGAACATAATATAGGGCTATAGCCAAATGGTAAGGCAAGGGACTTTGACTCCTTTAGTGTAGGTTCGATTCCTACTAGCTCTGTTTGCCGTATACTTTGTATATAAAAAACTTAGTTGTTTGGGTGCGAAAAGTATATTTTATACTTGCACGAGCAACACAGTAGCAAACAAGTAGGGTTTTAGCGTTTGCTACAAATTAAATTGCATTACATTAAAAAGGGGGTAATTTTATTGGGCTAGTTATAACTAATTTTTTACAACAGGAATTAGGGCGATGTCTTCGGACTAAACCTAGTGGGGGAGGTTGCGACCAAACCACTTTAAATAATTTAGTCAGCAAAGGAAATGGGTGTCACAGCTTATTCCTTTTTTCATTGTCCTAAGCAGGACATAAAAAGGCTTAAATAATATTATATAGGAGGTAAAAAATGAAAAAGTTCTTAGAAGAATTAAAGGTTGATGAAGAACTTGCCAACAAGATTTTGGCAAAACATAACGAAGAAATTACAACCGTAAATGATGAGCTAGCAAATGTAAAGACTGAGCTGACAAACGCAAATAAGGTTGTAAAAAACAGGGACAAACAGCTTGAAGACTTAAAAAAGACAGCTGGAGATAGCGAAGAGTTAAAGAAACAGATTAAAGATTTACAGGCAGAGAACAAAGCAGCGGCTAAGGCTCATACGACTGAACTTAACAATTTAAAAATTAATAGCGCTATTGAAAACAGCCTTTTAGCTTACAATGCGAAAACCCCAAAAGCTGTTAAGTCCTTACTTAATATGGAAAATATTAAGATTGGCGAAGACGGAAAAGTGACAGGCATTGACGAACAGTTAAAGGCGTTAATTGAAGCAGAAGACACAAAGTATTTGTTCAACGACAATAAGCCACACTTAAAAGGTACTTTGCCAGGCTTTGGAGGTAATGAAAAAGAACCTGACTTGGCAAATATGACTTATAGTCAAGAATGCGCTTTCATAGAGGCACACCCAGGTGTAAAAATTTAAAGGAGGAATAACAAATGGCAAAATTTGAAACAAAATCGTTTAATCCGCAGGCTTTCGGTAGATACATAAATAAGATTCCACAGTTAAAGAAGAATGAACTTATTAAAAGTGGAGCTTTAAGAGGCAACGCAGAAATTAAAAATGCTTTTAGCAATCAGACAGGTACAGCCTATGCAATATTACCTATGTACGGTTTACTTGATGGCGATGCGCTTAACTATGACGGTACAGGAGATATTACAGCGACAACTACAACAACATATGAAAGAGGTGTTGTTGTTGTAGGTAGAGCAAAGGCGTGGGTAGAAGGCGACTTCGCTGTTGATATTACAGGTGGTGTTGACTTTATGGACAATGTGGCACAGCAAGTATCTGAATATTTTGACGGTGTCGACCAGGGAACATTGCTTGCAATTCTCGAAGGTATCTTTAACATGACAGGGGTAACCAATAAGGTGTTTATTGATAACCACACTTACGACATTACATCTGTTGACGATGGTATGGCAGGTCCTTCAACACTCAATAGTGCTATCCAGAAAGCTGGTGGTGACAACAAGAGTAAATTTACAATGGTTATCATGCACTCAGCTGTAGCCACAAACCTTGAAAATCTCAACCTTCTTGCTTACTTAAAGCAGACTGACAAAGATGGTATTCAGAGAGAGCTTGGTTTAGCTACATGGAACGGAAGAACGGTTATTATTGATGACGATATGCCTGCAGTTGATGTCCCTGAATCTGGACACGATACTGGTGACGGCTATACTAAGTATACAACATACATTTTAGGGGAAGGGGCTTTTGATTACGAGAACATCGGTGCTAAGGTACCTTATGAAATGAATAGAGACCCTAAGACACACGGTGGTCAGGAAACCCTCTATACTAGACAGAGAAAGTGCTACGCTCCTTACGGTATCAGTTATACTAAGAAAAAGCAGACAACACTTTCCCCAACAGATGACGAGCTTAAAAATGGTCAGAACTGGGAGCTTGTTAATGACGGTAATGGTAAGGTAATTAACCACAAGGCTATTCCTATTGCTAGAATTATTTCAAAGGGCTGATTTTATGATTACAAGCAAACAGGTAGCAAACAAGCTGAAATTGCTAGGCTACAATATCCCTGACGGGGAGAATGAGATTTTAGAAGTCTTAATTGACGAGGTCAGGGATTATATTTTAAATTATTGCAACATTAAAGAAGTGCCTGCCGAACTTAACTCTTGTTGGGTAAGTCTTGTATGCCAAAAATATTTGCAAAACAAACTTGCTTTAGGGGATATGGAGGGAGTGGAAAATGGAAACATTTCTTCCATATCCGAAGGCGAGACAAGCATAAGTTATGACAATAGCAATAGCAGTATTGCTAGAATTCAAAAGCTGATTGACAAGTTGGGAAAAGCAGAAAATCAGCTTATTGGATTTAGAAAGGTGAAGTGGTAATATGGTTAGTCCGTTTGACGCTATGAGGAAACATCTTGAAAAGATGTATGACAGCAAGTGTACAATAATTAATTATATAGAAAAAGTTGACGAGTACGGCACAACTACTCACACCCCTGTAACTGTAGCGAAGGAACAGCCTTGTAAATTATCTTATACCAACTCTAACAATGCTACCCAAACAAAGACCGTTGACAATGTGGAACAGACAATAACACTTATAATCTCACCTTTAATAGACATTAAAAGTGGCAGTGATATTGCTGTTACCACTTATGACGGAGTTGCGACAGACTTTGTTGCTTCTGGAATACCTAAAAGATATAGAAGCCATCAAGAAATTTCTTTAATTTCTAAGGAGGTATATGGATGAGTACCGATTTTTCAGAAATTTTCGCTTTGCGTGATAAGTTGGCGAGAATAGAAATTGAAAAAGAAGCCTTTATCGCAAGTACGGCAAAGGAGTTGGCAGCAAGATTGTTGCGTAAAGTTAAGGAACGCACTCCGGTTAGCCAAAGTCAAACTACAAATCTATTAAGGTGGAAACGCAACAAAGATGGTACTACAAGTGTGATGAAAAACAAAGATGGTACTGCAAAGACAAAAGCCGTTACTACCCATGTTGGTGGCACTTTAAGGCGAGGTTGGACTATAGGAAATACATATGCTGGTAATGGATATTGCGTTATTGTGATAAATAATGGAGTATTTTATGCAAGCTATGTTGAATATGGGCATAGGCAAACCCCTGGAAGATATGTTCCTGCTATAGGGAAAAGACTTAAAAAAAGTTTCGTTGAAGGCAAAAAAATGCTTGAAATATCTATTCAGGAGCTGGAAAGAGATTCTCCGGCAATAGTTGAGCAGAAAATTCAGAGATGGTTGGAGGGGATTATTCAATGATTATTAATGATGTAGTAAACCATGTATCTAAAGCTCTTTCAGAAAACTTTCCAAAACATAAGATATACAAAGAAGCTGTAAAGCAAGGTTCAAAGATGCCTTGCTTTTTTGTTATCTGTACCAATTTTAGTGACGAATGCTACAGAGGAAGCCGATACCGAGTAAGAGTTGATATAGGAGTTTACTATTATCCCGAAAATACAGACAATATGCAAACAGAAGTAAACAGCCTTATCCCTGGTATTTACAAGGCTTTAGAGTATGTTCAACTTGATGATAGGGTTATGAGAGGCGTAGACAGAAAAATTGAAAATATGGAAGATTGCATTTGTTTTAATGTAGCTTTTGAACACTTCTATATTAGAGAAAATCCTGTTGATAATATGGAAAAATTGAACATAAAGGAGGTAAATGTAAATGGCTGAAACAGAAAATAAGACGGTTGTAAAAGAAGATACTTTTACTAAAGAACAGCTGGTAAACAGCAAAAAGTACAGGGACAGCATTGACGCGCTTAATGTTGTTTTAGATGATGAAAAGCAGTACACATTTAGTGAAGTTGATAAACTTCTTAAAAGTTTTTATGAAGGAGGTAAAAAGTAATGTTAGGTGGCGGAACATTTGTAACACAGAACAAAACATTACCTGGTGCTTATATTAATTTTGTAAGCGCTACAACTAATAGTAACGGGATGTCTGCAAGAGGCATAGGTGCCATGTGTTTTTCTAGTGATTGGTTAGCACAGGGTGCTGTAACAGAAATTACAGCAGAAGACTTTTTAACAAACTCTACTAAAATATTAGGTCACGACTACGGTGATGACAGTATGTTAGTTTTAAGAGAGTTTTTTAAGAACGGTAGCAAATTATATGCTTACAACCTTAACGGCGGTGGTGTAAAGGCTAACAATGCTTACTGTACAGCCAAAAACGCAGGTACTAGAGGTAACGATTTAAAGACTGTTATTGCAAAAAATGTAGATAATACAAACTTGTACGATGTAAGTACATATTTAGGCACAATGCTTGTGGATAAGCAGACAGTAGCAACATCTAAGGACCTTGTAGGCAACGACTTTGTTACATTTCAGCCTAGCGCAAGTCTTGCCGTAACAGCCGGGACAAATCTTACGGGAGGCACAAATGGTACTTTTAGTCGAACACAAGTTGTGCAGAATTTTATCAATGATTTGGAGTCTTATAGTTTTAATGGCTTGTGTGTTGCAACAGACGAAGGGGATGTAAGCTCACTTTTGATGGCATACACAAAAAGAATGAGAGATAGCATTGGTAAAAAGTTTCAGACAGTCATATTTGACAACAATAATGATTATGACTATGAAGGCGTTATTGTTATCCCTAATACAAATGCTGAAAATAGCTGGGATATTGTAGCATGGGTACTAGGTGCGACTTGCAGTTGCGAGATTAATAAAAGTTTAACTAACGCTACATACAACGGGGAAATTGAAATCGAAGCAGATTATACACAGTTAAACCTTGAAGACTTTATAAAAAATGGCTTTTTTGTTTTCCATAAAGTTGGTAACGAAGTAAGGGTTCTTAAAGATATTAACAGCCTTACAACTACAACGGATGAAAAAGGCGATGTGTTTAAAAATAATCAGACAGTTAGGATATGTGATCAGATTGCCACAGATTATGCAAACATCTTTAATACAAGGTATTTAGGCAAAGTCCCTAATGATAGGTCCGGCAGAAGTGCTTTAGCTAATGATTTTACTAAGTATTGTAACGACCTTATGACTATTAGAGCTATTGAGGACTTTACAAGTGATGACATTGTTGTAGACATTGGTGACACAAAGACAAGCGTTGTTGCAACAAACACAATTAAGGTGGTAAACACTATGGAACAGTTATACATGAAAGTTGTCATTAATTAAGAGGAGGGATAAAAATGGGACAGATGAATGCTAAAGACTCTGTAAGTGCAAAACTTGCCGAATGTTATGTAACCTTAAATGGTAACAGATATAACTTTATGCAGGCAATAAGCCTTACAGCTACAGCAAAGAAAAACAAAACAACAGTACCTATTTTAGGACGAATGTCTAAGGGAAACAAGGCTACTAGCCTTGAATACACAGGCAAATGCAAGTTCCACTTAAATAGTTCTATCTTTATAAAGATATTAGAAGAATTTAAGAACACAGGCAAGGATTTGTATTTTGACATCCAGGTTGTAAACGAGGACCCTACAAGTGGTGCAGGCAGACAGGAGATTTGGTTGCGTGATTGTAATGTAGATGGTTTAACTATTGCAAGCTTTGACGCCGATGGGGATTACCTTACTGATGAAATGGATTTTACATTTGAAGATTGGAGCTTAGGCGAATCATTTAAGAATTTAGACGGTATGTTATAGGAGGAAAAAATAATATGGATTTAAGAATATTTTTTAAGCAGAACAGGGAAGAAAAAACAACAGAATATCCTGCAAGTAGACTTTTTAAAAACGAAAATGGCGAAATAATTAAGTGGAAATTAAGAAAGCCTTCCGTTGAGGAAATGGAAGATATTAGAGCTAATAGTTTTACAATGAAACTTGCAGGAGGCGACAGTCCGTCACCGGTGTTTGATAGTAAGAAATACCAGCACAAATTGGTTGTTGCATCTGTTGTAGAACCAAATTTAAACAATGCAGAACTACTAAAGAGTTATGGCAAAAACAGAGCTGAAGATGTTGTCCCGGATATGTTCGACAATATTGGCGAATATGATAAACTTATTAACTTTATTACAAGGTTTGCGGGAATTAGAACCCTTGAAGAAGATACTGAAGACGCAAAAAACTAATTAAGGAGGGCGATTACCTTACTGGGATAGCATTTTATTGTTTTACCCAGTATGGGTGGCCACCCTCTAAGGTTCTAAAGATGTCCCAAAAAGAATGTGCTTTTATTTCCGCTTGTATAGAAGAATATGAAGGAAGTAAAAAAAGTGCTTATGACAAATTGGAAAAGGTTAAATAAGGGGGTGGAGAAATGGCACAAGTATCTGTTAGTCTTGTTTTAAATGACTTAATGAGTGGTCCTTTACAGGGGGTCATAAACACCCTTAATGAAATGGTTACAGCGATGAACCAAGTCCATACCAGTTCGGAGAATATGTTTAACCCTGGCGTAACACAAGCTCAAAGCAACCTAAATGCTATACAGGGACAAATTAATAATGCTGCAAGTGGAATAAAAAAAGAAGTTGATGAACAAAATAAATTAAATTCTGCACTTAATCAACAAGCAGAAGCAGTAGACAGTACAGTATCTGCCCAAAACCAGTTAATTCCGATTATAAATCAGCAAAATGTTATTTATAATCAGACACTTAACATCCAAAATCAACAGTATAATGCAGTAAGTAAAATTTTAAATGTTCAAAATCAATTAAATAATGCTACAAATCAAACGAACAATGCCGTTAACCAACAAGGAAATGCAGTTGGTGGTGTCTTTAAAAGAATAACAAGGTTGGCGGCAGGGTACTTTAGTATAAAGGCTTTAGCACAAGGTGTTAGAGCATCATTGGATTTTAGTGACGAGCTTGCCAATAATACAAGCCGCTTAAACCTTATGAACGACGGCTTGCAAACAACACAGCAGTTTCAAGATGATATTTTTGCTGCCGCACAAGAGGCAAGAACTGATTACATGCAGTTGCAAAATTCGGTTGCCCAATTAGGTATACGAGCCGGTGGTGTGTTTAATAATAATCAAGAAACTTTAAACTTTGCTAAGAATTTAAGCAAGGAATTTGCCGTTGCTGGTGCCTCGCAACAGGAACAGGCAAGTGCTACGTTACAGCTTACACAGGCTTTAGGTTCTGGTGTATTACGAGGCGAAGAATTTAATGCCGTATTTGAAGCCGCTTCTCCGATAATGCAGGATATAGCCGATTATATGAATGTTCCTATTGGGAAATTAAAAGAAATGGCAAGCGACGGAAAGATAACGGCAGACATTGTTAAGAACGCCTTACTGGGAGCTACAGATAGCATAGACAAGAAATTTGAAAATATGAGTTTGACATTTGAGCAAAGAATGACACTAATGGCGAACTCGTGCCAAAAGGCATTTGAACCTGTGGAAAAACAAATAAATGGGCTAGTAAACTCAGAGATTTTTAATGAATTTATAGACAATACTGTAGAAGGTTTCACTCTAATTGCTAATGCAGTTAAAGATTTGATAGGTATAATAGAAGTGTTTATAGATGGACTAAATAAAGTTTTTGATACAGTCAAAGAAATAGGAAGTTTTTTTGCTGATAACTGGGGAATAATAGCACCAATTATCATAGGAATAGGAGGAGCTTTAACTATTTATTATGGACACTTATTGTTAATTAAGATAGCAACTTTGGCAAATGTATTAATTACAGGAGCATGGGCATTTGTTCTTACAATGGCTGTTCCTATTATGTCTGCATTTTCAGATGCAACAATGGCTCAAACTGCAGCACAGCATGGGTTAAATAGTGCAATGTATGCCTGCCCTCTGGTTTGGATTTTGATTATTATTATAGCTGTTATTGCTGCAATATATGCTGTGATAGGATGGATAAACAAGATGACAGGAACAACAATAAGTGCGACAGGAGTAATTTGTGGAACAATAGCAATGTTAGCCGCTACACTTTGGAATATATTTTTAAGTTTAGCTGAAATAGTTACAGGGGTAATCAATACTATACATAATGTTGTAATGATTTTTGCGAATTTTTTTGCAAATGTTTTTGAAAATCCTGTTTCTAGTATTATCTATTTGTTTAGGGATATGGCACAAACCATTCTAAGTATACTGAAAAGTATAGCAGAAGCTATTGACAAGATATTCGGAGCAGGCTTAGCTAGTGTCGTTAGCGTATGGGTGAATGAAGTTGACAATTTGGCAGATAAAGCTGTTAAAAAATTTGCTAAAGATGATAATTACGAAAGACAAATGGATGTATGGAACTATACAACAGATGATGCTGGGCTGAGTAGATGGGCTTATTCTGATGCAGCAAACTCAGGATACTCTTTTGGAGTTGGTATCGACGATGCAGTAGGCAATTTTATGGATGGTCTGTTTGACGGCGATAAATATATGAAAAACTTACAAGGGTTAACAAATGGGAATACAGGTTCTTCATATGACGGCAGCGATGCCAAGGACAGTGCAAAAAAAACAGCAAAGAATACAAAGAAGATTGCTGACAATACAGCAAAAACAACTGATTTGCTTTCACTCGTTAAGGACAATTTAGAGAAAGAAATTGTTGCAAGGTATACAAGTGGTAACAACATCATAAATGATTTTAGTGGTATGACAAACAATTATAATAATCGAAACGAATCTCAAGATTTTATTCAAGAACTATCCGATTATTTACGCAGACAACAGGAAAAAAGCACAGAAGGTGTATAATTTTGTTGACAACACTCCTTTTTTGAAGTATTATCAAATAAAAAAAGAAAGGGGAATGTATATGTCAAAATGTCCTAATTGTGGGTATGAATCGGATAGTGAAAATAAGTTTTGTCCGAAGTGTGGACAAAAACAAACTATAAAGTGTCCGAAGTGTGGGAACGAAACTTCAAGTGAAAATGACTTTTGTCCAGAGTGTGGAAATAAGCTAAGTGACAATCAAGAAGATTATAACAAAAGTGATTCCACAACAAAAATTGACCCGAGCCAATACAATGTTTATGGTAAACAAAAGAAAAAAGATAAACCTAAAAGAGGTTGTGGGATAGGTTGTCTTGTTTTTATCATTTTTATAGTTATTGCGTCAGTTGGAGGTTACCAGTCAAGTAAGCTCGAGAATTCATCAACAACCAATGTTTCTAGCAATTCATCTATTGATAGAAATATAAAGAAAAATGTTGAGAACATTTTCAAGCAATGTGGCTTTACAAAAATAAAGGAAATAAATCATGATGAATTATTAGACAATGCACATTTTCAAGGTGAAAAAGGATATAGGGTTTCTGCAAATATATCAAGTGTAGATAATTTCAAGAATATAATACTTTATTTGAATTCAGACAATACGGTTTATTCTGTAAGGTACGCAGACCACGATTTATATATTAATGGAAAAGTAAATGCAAAAATTACTGATTATGAATTGACTACAGATGAGGCTTCTAAATATATGATTGTTTGCAAGGAAGCCGTAGAAAAAGTATTAAAATCTCCCTCTACAGCAAAGTTTCCTAATTTTTTAGATTGGAATATTGCCAAAAAAGATGGACAGGTTGTTGTTGCAGCTTATGTTGACTCCCAAAATGGATTTGGAGCAACAGTAAGAAGTCAATTCCAGTTTACTTTTGATTCAAATAATAATGTAAAGTCATTTATTTTTGATGGCAAAGAATATATGAATTAATTAAAAAGAATAAAAGCAATCTCGAAAGAGGTTGCTTTTTTATTGCCTTGAAAGGGGTGATAATTATTACAGAGGCTTATACTTTTATACTGGGGTATGTGTTGTTGCCGGTTACCCCTAGTAAAATAACAACATCCTATAATGGCAACAATAAAGAGGTAACACTTGTTGACGGGACAATAATTAACAAGCTAAACCCTCCAGGCTTAGTTGAATACAAATTTGATGCAGTTCTGCCAAAAGACCCGGAAGTTCCTTATGCTAATAAGCAGATTGACCGGTTGACTGGGAAAATTATAACTTACCCACAAGACTACTACCTTAAATATTTACACGATATTTATGCAAATAATAAGCAAGTCCCATTTATGATTTACCGTACCAAATTAGGTAACGGCTATGATAAAGGTATGGCATCTACCTTAGATGTTAGAGGGAACGGTATAGTAACCTCTAAACCCGTTAGTATAGAAGAATATGAAGTAGAGGAAGATGCTGACAGTAACGGTATGGATATGGTTGTTTCGTTAAAGTTGAAGGAGTATATCCCTTACTACACAAGAACCATAACCCTTACAGATACGACCACAGATAGCTCAGATTCTGACAAAAAAGGAACTGCTACAGCAACTACGGAAACAGAAAGACGGGACGACAAAGAAGTACCAGCAACATATACAGTACAAAAAGGAGACTGTCTGATTAACATAGCAAAGAAGTATTATGATGATGCTAGCAAATACAAGGATATTGTAGAGTTAAACAACTTGCCTAACGCAAACAAAATCTATATAGGACAAGTCCTTAAACTAAAGTAGGAGGTGGCAAAATGTCTTCGCAGATTGATTTGATTATTGCTAAAGCAAAAAGCCTTATAGGGTCATACGCCTATGACCAGAGATGTCAAGCGTTTGTTCGTATTTGTTACGAGGCGGCGGGGATTTATGTTTCGGACAGTCCCGGAAGTGCAACAGCGGCATACAAGAAGTATTGCGTATCAAAAGACAAAAATATTCCTATAGGGGCTGTAGCTTATTATTCTAATGGCAATAGCGATGGTCACGCTGCCATCTACCTTGGTGGTGGACAAATCATACATGCCTGGGGTCAGGTTCAAATTACTTCGATGGACAAGCCGAAAGGCTACTTAGGCTGGGGGTGGCAAGGTGGCGCTAAGCCTAAAGGTGCGGGACAAACAACACAAGAGAGTGTATCTACTAATGCAACCTCACCTCAAAAAACAATAACACTACCTAGTGGATTGGGCAGTGTTTTTACTTACATGGGTTGGCAGTGTATAACATCTAAGAGTTCACAGCAGTATAAATTAAGAGATAAAGCTGGGCAAAATTTTGATTCAGAAGGTTTTGGCATTATTAATAACAGATATGTAGTAGCCTGTACCACAACCTATGGTAGAGTTGGTGATTATATTAATGTATACCAAAGTAACGGGAATGTTCTTAAATGTATTATTGGAGATATAAAGAACCAGAGCGATGCCGGATGCAATAAGTGGGGACACTTAAACGGTAAATGTGTAATAGAGTTTGTTGTAGATAAAACAACTTGGTACACAGAGCCTATGCACGCAAACCCAGGTACTTCGTCTTGTCATCCCTCTTGGGGTGGTAAAACCATTACAAAGGTAGAAAACTTTGGTAATTATTTTGACGGAGTTGAAATGGAAGATAGTTCTTCCGAAAAGGTACCACTGTGTTCTACTTCTATTGTTAGTGTTGTTAATGTGGGGTCTGATGTAAGGGCTAAGGCGATACGCCCGGGTGTAAACCAAAATCTTAAATTCGAGCTACACATAATACATAAATTAACAGACTATATTCCAATCATTCTCGATACAGTAATTTGGACAACTGAATATGCCGACACTTGTGGACAGTTAAAATTTACTGTCTTAAATGATGGACAAGTAAACTTTACCGAGGGGGATGCAGTTTCTTTTAGAGTGCACGGAAAAGGCGTATTTTATGGCTATATTTTTGAAAAGACAAAATCTAAAGATGGAAACATAGAGGTTACAGCCTATGACCAGTTAAGGTACTTTAAAAACAAGGATACTTACTGCTACAAAAACAGAAAATATTCCGATATGATTAAACAATTTGCTAACGATTTTGGGCTTACAGTTGGAGATATAGACGATACAGAATACTTAGATACGAGAATCGAAGATGATATAAGCATTTTTGATATGTGTAAAAATGCAAGGTTATCTACCCTTTACAATACAGGACAACTGTATATCCTGTATGACGATTTTGGCACTTTGTGTTTAAAAAGCATAAAAGAATTACAAACAAATTATTGGCTTACCACTCAAACAGCCGAAGATTTTAGCTACAAAACAAGTATTGATGATAATGTTTATAACACAATACAGTGCTATAAAGATGACGATACAACAGGTAACCGAGATAAATATATCTATAAAGATGGCGACCTCATAAATCAATGGGGTGTGTTGCAAAAGACAGTAAAATTAGAAGAAGACGATAATCCAGCAACAGTTGGTATGGTTTACCTAAATCTTTATAAAAGTAAGAGAACCACCTTAAAAGTTACCGGATGTTTTGGAAATATTAATCTAAGAGCAGGAGCAAGCCTTTACCTCTCCCTTAACGTTGGGGATGTAAATTACGATAGGGCTTGCTTTTTTATCACAAAGGCTACACACAATTTTAACTCTACATATACCTGTGATTTAGAATTGGCTGGTCAAAAGAATTTTGTAGGGGAGATGGGAAGTAATGGATGATTTACTTAAAGTTATAAAGACTATTGCATTAGAAACAATTCAGACAACAAAGCCTGTTACATGGGTCTATGGAAATGTGGTAGAAACATCTCCTTTAAAAGTAAGTTTAGAAACAAAGTTACAACTAGATTCTGATTTTATTGAATTTGGAAGTATTAAAACATCAAACATAGAAAATGGTGACAAGCTGATACTTTTGCGACAGCAAGGGGGTCAGCGTTTTTTATGCCTAGATGTAATTAAAAAGGATGGTGATTAAATGTTACCACAGTCGAGCAATGTGCAGGTTATGACAGACCTAGACATAGTAAGCCAACCTGACAAAACCTATTATATAGACAAGGAAAAGAAAATTATACAAGGAACGGTTGAAGATTATCTAAAAGCCGTTGAGCAGTCTGTATACTTAATATTGCAAACTGAAAGATACGACTATATTATGTATAGTCATAAATATGGTATAGAATTAAAGGACCTTTATGGTCGAGAGGAAAACTATGTTATTCCTATGCTTATGCTAAGGGTTCCTGAGGCCTTGTTACAAGACGAAAGAATAGAAAGTATTGAGGATTTTTCATATACCGTAAATGGTGGAAAATTTTTAATAAGCTTCACTGTAAAAACCGAATACGGAGATTTAAAAATGGAGGGGGTGGAAATAAATGTTTGAAAGCTATTCATACGAAAAGATACTGTCGGATATGTTTAGAAATGTGCCTAACGATATAGACAAACGAGAAGGAAGCATAATATTTGACGCCCTTTCACCTATTGCCCTAGAATTGGCAAATGTATTTGTGTGCTTAGACATTGTGCTAAACAATGCTTATGCAGATACGGCAGAGAGAGATTACCTTGTTAGACTGGCAAGCGAAAGAGGTATTAGTCCAAAAAGTGCTACAAATGCTATCCTAAAAGGTGTGTTTGATGCAGAAGTCCAAATAGGCTCTAAATTTAGCTTAGGGGACTTAACTTATACAGCGATAGAGCAAATAGATGATACTTATGTGTACAAAATGCAGTGCAACACTGCCGGAACTATAGGCAATAGCCAGTTGGGAACATTATTGCCTTATGACGACATTTTAAACCTCACAACAGCAGAATTAACGGAAATTCTCGTTTATGGAGAAGATGCCGAGGACACAGAAAGTTTTAGGGATAGGTTTTTTGAGCTGATAAATAATCCTGCTTATCAGGGAAACAAAGCCCAATACAAACAATGGGTAAAAGATATAGACGGTGTTGGACAATGCAAAGTTGTCCGAACTCCTGACGGTGGTGGAACCGTAGGAATTATATTTACTTCTTCGGAAGACGGCGAGCCTAGTGTAGAGCTTGTAAAGAACGTAAAAAAGACACTAGACCCGACAGAAACGGAAGGACAAGGTGATGGATTAGCTCCTATTGGCCACGTTGTTTATGTCGCTGGTGTTGATTTAAAAGGCGTGACGATTAATATAGATTGGTTACTTGCTAACGGTGCTGATGAAGCAACAGTGACAGTACAAGCCAACGAAATTATTAAGGATTACATTAGGGAAGTTAATGCCAAGTGGGAAGACAACACAAAGCTCACTGTAAGTAGTTATCAGCTTATTGCTAGACTTGCAGAAATCACAGAAATACAAGATATTGCAAGCCTTACATTTGGCGACGATACAACTAGAACATTAGAAGCCAAAGAGAATGAAATTTTCAATTTTGAAACATTGGTTGTAAAGGGGGCGTAAGTATGAAAATAATAGAATATTTACCTCCCGTTTTAGCCGAAATTAGAGAGTTTAAAGTTTTAGGTGAATCTGAAGATTTACAGTTAGACAATTTAAAGTCCGAGATTAACAGCCTCACGAATGAACTTTTTGTAACTACTGCTGAAAGTACAGGACTAGATAGATGGGAAAAGATTTTAAACATTACCAACTCTAGTATAGATGTAGAGTTTAGGAGGTTCAGAATTTTAAGTAGACTAAATTCCTTTGGGCTTACATTAAATCAAAGGCTTACATCTATTGTAGGGGCAGATAACTACAAAATTGATTATTACTTTAAAGAGTACAAGCTAAAAGTTTCTTTAACCTTATACACAAAAGAGTACGAAAAAGAAGTAAGGCGAATGTTGGACGAGGTTGTTCCGGCGAATTTGGTAATTGATTTTGGCTTATTGTATAATACGCACGAAATTCTAGGTAGATTTACACACGAACAATTAAGTAAATATACGCATCAAAAATTAAGGGAAGATGCAGCATTGAACAAGTAGGAGGTGGAGAAAATGGTATATATTGAGTTTAAAGTGACAGGGTCAAATTTGAGAAGAACGGATTTAAACAAAGTTGTAGCGTATACCCAGAACGAATTGAGTGCTAGATTTAGTCTTAATTCAGATTGGGACGACCTTAACCCTATTGTTGCTATATTTAGTAAGGATAACGGTCCTGCTTACGATATGGTCTTAGACGATAATAGGGAATGTACTGTGCCTTGGGAGGTCCTGTTAGGCAAGGGTGTTTTAACTGTATCTTTGGTAGGGGGTAGTACCCTTACCAGTACAGAAGTAGAGATAAATGTATTAGCAACTGGTCAGCTTGGTGGGCTTACATCACAACCAACAGATACCTTATATAGACAGTTGCTGTCTAAGTACAACGAAGTCGAAGCCGACTGGGAGAGTTGCAAATCTCTATTGGATACATACAAAAGTGAAGTATCTGCAAGCACGAGCGCTATAGACGAAACAAGAGAGAATGCAGTCAGTGAACTTACACAGATACAAGATAATGTAAATAGCTTGCTAGATGAGTGTAAAACAAATCTGAGTGAAGCTAAAGAAGTATACGACAAGTCTGTAGAGTTGCTTAATAGTATAGCCCTTAACAGTAAATATCTTGCAAACGAGGGGCTTGTAATAGGGGCTGTAGAAAAGTGTAATGTAATAACTGCATTGTCTTCGGAAGAAACTTTGTCTTATATCGACCTTGCACACGAGGTTATCTATAACAGCACAAACAATGGAGTAGATATTTATACAGACGGTGCAGATACGATAACACAGTTATTGAGTGAAAATACAATTGGTTATGTAAATTTAGGAGGTGTAGCTTAGTGAAGAAATTAGGAAAAAACGCATTAGCAAATTTAAATTTAGATACTACTTGTCAAATTGATTTAGGGTCTAATGTTACTGCTGTGGATAGTAGTAATTATAAAACTAACATTATTTGGGGCACAAATCACGATAATCCAATATTGGAAGATGTAGAATTTAGAACTAAGAATTATGATATTTTGGATTATACGCAAGAAGTTGTAGATACAGCAAAATCGACAGAAAAAACAGTATATATTAAACAATTAGGTGATTATACTGGTGATACTGTCATTGTTCCTAGTAGACTGAATGAAAATAAGATACTAAACATAGAGCGACAAAAAGAAAATGGAAGATACGTTTACAATAATGAAAATAATACTATAAAAGAAGTGTTTATCCCAAAGCAGATTGTTAATATTTCTAGCTATTTATTTTCAAATTGTAAAGCAATAGAAAAAGCTAAAATAGACGTTGGCGGATATTTAGGTGGGGGACTTTTTGAAAATTGTACAAGTCTTAAAAAAGTAGAAATTAAAGCACGTGTATTAAGTTCTTGGGGTTTTAAAGGTTGTACAAGTTTACTCAAAGCGAAGTTAGGAGAAATTATACAAATAAACGAACAGGCTTTTTATGGATGTAGCAGTTTAACAAATATAGAAATTCCTAGCAGTGTAACAAGTATAGGAAAATCAGCCTTTCAGGGGTGTTTAGCACTGGAGGAACTAACAATTCCCGAAGGTGTAACCACAATAAGTCAAGCTACATTTTGTGGTTGTAGTAATTTAGCGAATATAACTATTCCTAATACGGTTGAAACGATTGAATACAGAGCTTTTCAAAATTGTAAAGCATTTACAGAAATAACAATTCCTAACAGTGTAACAAGTATAGGAGCAGAAATATTTCTTTACTGTTCTAATTTAAAAAAGATTTACATCGATAACGTAGAAGGAAGTTTAGATACATCTAATTTTGGTGCTGCAAATGTAGAAATTAGTTGGTTAAGATAGGAGGAATAAGGAATATGACAACAAGAGAATTAAAAAGATTAATTGCAGATGAAGGAAACGTATTACAAAATATACAGACAGGAGAAACAGCATATTGTGTAGATATTTTCGCTGAAAATGCCGATAATTGGAAAGAAGTCAAGGATAAAGAACAGGAGGAATAAGTATGGCAAACAAAACTACAACCCTTGGACTTACAAAACCATTAAAGACAGAAGACTACAACATAGACGATTTTAACAACAATGCTGACAAGTTAGATGCGTTTGCAAAAACTACAGACGCAAATATTGCAAGTCTGAAATCGGGCATAGATAATCATTCACACGCCTTAAATGGAACGGGGATAAAAGGTGTTTTGCCTATCAGCAAGGGTGGCACAGGGGCTACAACAGCAGTTAGTGCAAGGAAATCTCTTGGCCTAGGAGATGCTGCTATTAAAGGCGTTGCTTATACTGTGGCAAGTGAAAATACAAATCTTGTTACAAGTAGTGGAGTCTTTTCTGCTCTTTCCACTAAAGCAGAGAAAACTGATATTGAAGAATTAAAGAATACTGTTGCTGACTTTAATAAGTTCTGTTATGTAGTAGGCGTGAAAGGCAGTAGCAAGACACAATATCTTGATGTGGAATGCGACGGCATCAACGACGCAACGAAAATTCAAAATCTTATTAACAGTGCGCAGGAGGGCAGTATTATTCGCTTAATGCCAGGAACTTATAAGATTAACAATCGTTTGCTGTTGAACAAAGCTATTACCTTGCAAGGCACAGGGGGAGCTACACAGATTATTAATACTGCCGGAGGGTACATTGTATCAATAACTTCTAATTATGTGCGTATTAAAGATATACAGATTACAAGAAATTCAGACATAATGAGTGCAACAAGCAACTTGCCGCTGATTGAGTTTTATTCAGGCACTGAAATAATATCAGACGTTGAGATTTCAGGTTGTTTGTTTAACCTGAACAGTATGACAAGCTGTGCAGGACCGGATGGAGGTGTAGCTGGCATTATAGATGTGTACAATCCTAATAGTCTTAAAAATATGACACAGATTAGAATTATGAACAATACCTTTTGGGGTGCTGATTATACAGGCAGACATATAGATTTCACTAAGATTTCAGGAAATATGAGCCTTGTGACAGGAGGGAATATAGCACCAATTAAGATTAATATTGTTATTAATAAGACACATTCTGTATATAGCTATGGACAGGATAGCAACGTTACTGACAGTACAGGTAATGCAATATCTGTGAAGAATAGTGGGGGTAGTGCAACTGTTGTAGCTGATGAAAATATTGCAAGTGATGATAGTAACGATGAAGTGAAGGAGATAGAATAAAATGGAAAAGATTTTTAACGTTACATCAATTATCGTGGGAGTGTTCGGTGGAGCACTCTCTTTTGTTTTTGGAGGTTTAGACGTGCTTATTTATGCCCTTTTAGGACTAACAATTATTGATTTTATAACTGGACTAATAAAGGCTGTTTATACAAAAACTCTTT